TCATAATATTATCTCCTTATCTTTGTACCTGAAAATTTAATAAAGTTCAAGTGTTTATTTTTACCTTTTTCTTTTAGCCAATCTTCAGGTATGATTCTGTCATAATACCTAAAACCATGCTTAATGCACCATTGCCCATAATTAGATTTAGCACCTTTACTAAGCTTACTTCTACTATTTGTAAAGACAAATCTAATATCTAATTTAGGATGTTGCTTCTTTATGCAGAGATGTTTCTTTCTGTCTGCAGCTAAGAACCTCCCTTTAGTTTCTATTATTATACCATTGTTTAGTATAAAGTCTGGAGTATAGGTACGGTAGGTTAAATCCTCCCATTCTATCTTCATTGACTCATACATAAATGTATGTTTCAACTTCTTTAGATATAAAGATATAGAGTGTTCTAATCCACTTCTGTACCCATACTTCAGTGCTTCTCTTCTTACTTTATGGGGAGACATTATCCACCAAGCTAATGTAAGAAACAATCTTAGGTGTCTGTGCTTTTGACATGACGGCGGGTTTATCCGTAAGATTCCAACAATCATATCTGTAGTCACAAAACTTACAGTTACTGTTTAAAACAGTATTACCTGTTGCTTTACCTCTGAATGTCTCAATCTCAGGTTCAAAACATCTCTCAAACTTATTTGTATTGACAGTAGCAACTGTGTCTTCAATCTTTTTTATCTCGTCATCTAGATTGAGACCACTTGCAGGTACATATTTAAAGTGACCATTGGCTTTGTTTACAACCCACCAACCTCCTACTTTCTTGCCTGAAGCTTTTGCATAACCAGCAAGTTGTCCTACATAACCAAATCCATCGCCACTACTTAGTGTGTCATAAGATTCAAACTTATTTTTGTAAGACCAATCAGATGCTGATTTAACATCATCAACTGCACCGTCAATAACTAAGTCGTAAGACCCAGAAACATTATCATCTTTTAATTTTAAGATAACATTCTCAGAGTCTTGATAGTCAACTTTAGCGGCTTTTAACAAACCCTTGAAGACTGCCTCAACTATATCTCCTAACATCATGTTCATCATAAAGTTATTTGATTTAGGTAAAGCAGTTTCAGGTTTATTCTTTTCATACCAAAGTTGACATGTAGGTCTACCTATGTTTGACATACGTAACCTAAAGTCTTTTCTTTTAACCTTGCCACTAAACTGACGTTGCAAAGCATCTCTTACATCATTTGCTACTTGGTCTATAACCTCATCTGACATATTAGATTTACCATTGACTGCATCTGTCATGTACTGATGCAACTTCAGTTCAGCGACATGATTCATTAGTTATTCCCTTCAATGTCAATGAAAGACTCAACAGTTTCCATCTCTTCAGGAGACACAGGGTTTTGTCTAGTCTCTACCTTTTGTTCCCATTCTTTACAGATGTAATCATTGAAGTTCTTTATCCAATCAACAAAGTCACCAAATAACTTTTGGTCTTCTTCTGTAACATCAAATGATTCACCAAAGTCTACTTCTGCAATAGGAGTATAGAAACTACTTCCATTAGGTAACTGATTTGCTTTAGTACCATTGAGATGTATTAGATGCTGTATAGGCAATCTAGATTTCTTAACGTACTCATTAAACTGATCGCCTAATGTTTTGAAAGCATCCTTGTTGTCAATCTCCCATATAAATGGAACATCGCCTAATAGTACAGCCTCACCTTTTTCATTAGTAGGCTCATCCAATGTAACCACACCAAAGATAACACGAACACGTTTAATCTGTCTGATTAAGTCTTGCATGTCTGGTGCTAAAGCTTTGAAGTCTTCTATGTAACCAGATGGTTTACCACAGTTGAATCTACCAGTGTTATCTTTCAAATCAGTATTTAGATTATCAGACATAATAGTTCTGTGGAACATACCTTTTGGTTCACCTGCTTTTGCATTAAGGTTTGCTATATATCTTCTTAGCATGAACCTTTGCATGAATGGGCGAATACTAACATTCTTAGCGTAGTAGTATGTAGAACCACTTTCTTCAACTACTTCTAATCTATAAGCACCACCCTCAATGACTTCAACATTAGCCATCTTACCGTTGACTTCTGTTTGACCCATCATAGGTGAGTGCCATATTCTTAGTCTGTTTAGATTACCAGACTTCTTTGGCTTTGCAGAAACCTCTGTAGCTATTCCCATAGCTTTAGCTAAATCTGCATAGCTATCCGTATTTATATTTATTAAATCATTCATTTAATTTTTCTCCTTTCAATGAGTGCCTAGTTATATCATGCGACATCTTTAGTGTCAAGCCAATTATTACCTATTTTTGCCTCTAATAATAATGGTACATTAAACTCTAATTTAAACTCTTTTTCTATAAGAGTTATCATATTTTCATTAGTTGTTTTAATCACATCTAATACTTGTCTTTCTTCACTTGGGTGTACATCAACTACTATTGAGTCATGTACACTATTAACTACACAAGACTGATAAGGCTCTAACTGTTTCTCAATATACATCAGTATCAAAGGAACTATATCAGCAGTAGCAAATGACTGCACGGGATAATTCTTTATCTGTGTAAAGTTAGATATCTTACCTGACATAAGTCTTTGTACATCCGGGAAAGCAAACTGCCTACCTGATGGTGTAGTTATCTTACCTGTAGCTAGAGCTTCTTTAGCCAATCTGGTGTGCCATGATTTGATTCCTTTGTACTTTTCTGTGAAGTGTTCGTAGTAGGAAGCTTCTGCTTTACTTCTACCAAACCCAGTCGCACCATATAACGGTGCAAACGTGTGTGCTTTAGCCTCTTGCCTAGTCGTTGGTTGACCAGCATCACTGATAACTTTAGACGTATACGCATGAACATCAAATCCAGTCGCAACCTCCTCAATAGCGACTTTATCTTGTGATAAATATGCCGCAGCTCTAAACTCAAGTTGTGCAAAATCTGCCTCCAATATCTTTCCATTATCCCAACGTGATACAAACACTTTCTTCACAGGAAACGTACCACCTCTAGGCATGTTCTGCATGTTAGGGTCTGCACCACTAAACCTACCAGTAGATGTTCTATGTTGTAACAATCTTACATGTAACTTACCATCAGGTTTTACGTATGTCTTTATACCTTGTACAAAGGATGACAAGTAAGTATCTAATGCAGACAGTCTTTGTAAGTCTGATAAGAAACTCATTGCCTCTGACATATTTAATTTCTTAGCACCATCATGTAATATATCAAGAAACTTTTTATTAACACTAAAACCATTTGCACTTACCCATTTAGCTGATGGTGCAGAGAACTTTAATCCTGCTATCTTGTTGCTATTAGTAAAAGTGTAGCCAGTACCAGTGCAAGTATTACATTTGGGTTGCTTAACATAAGGGTTTCCATCTTTTCTAACCTTTCTCATTGAACCTGATCCATAACAATCCTTACATTTTACAGCTATAGTTTTGTACACTATATCTGATGTCTCACTAACTACTTCTTTGTAATTAGATGTCTTCATGTATGAATCAAAGTTGTGTGTCCAAGTAGTTTTATCTTTAGGCTTTCTACTATATATAACCCAAGACATCTGCTCTGGACTATTTAAGTTGATAGGTGTGTCGCCCATTAAGTTTTTAACTTGAATCTTTAGACGTTTCTCTATGTCTTGTTTCTCTGTCTCAAACTCAACTCTAACTTCCTCAAGCTTATTTAAATCTACTGCAAATCCTTTTTGGTATATGTTTGCTAGTGTTAAAGCAACCTTGTTAGTTAGTATAACTGTATCCATCAACTCACTATATTCAACCGTATTTAGTTTTCTATATATTTCATCTGATAACTGCTGTGTTGCATGTAAGTCAGCAGACAAGTACTCAGATAATTCTTCAGGTGGTATGTCAGCAACTGAGAAACCTTTCTTGAAGTATTCTTTTAAGGTATCTTGTTTCTGTGTGGCTAACTCATATCTCTCAGCACATGCCTCAAGAGACAATGCTTTTTTGACACCACGTTGTAGGACATACTCACCTAACATAGTATCAAACACAGGACCTGTATAGGTTAGACCACATTCCCATATCCACATCAAGTCGTGTACTATGTTATGTCCAATAAGTATTGTACAAGCATCTAGTAACTCTTGTATCTTTTGATGTGCATCTGTGTCTGTTGACATTCTAAACAGATATTCTTCTTTTGTGTCTGTTAAACACCCAACCATAATCAACTCATTATCTGTTTCAAATGGATCAAGATGTAACTTACCATCTCTAGTTGTGACTGTATTCTCTACGTCAAGTGTCAGTTTCATTTAAACTCTCCTTATGTTTCTTTAAATACTTAACTGCTCTTTTTACTTTTGTCAAGTCATCTTTAAATCCACCTAGTCCTGAATTACAATGATGGCATATCCAACCTCTGAATGTTAGAGTGTCATGGCAATGGTCTAGTACCCACTTATTTAATTTTACTTGTCCATACTTACCTACTTCTTGTATGTCTCTTTGACATATTGGACAACAGTAATCTTCGTTAGGATACTTATTTTCCTTACGTAACTTCTTTAATGTGTGGTAGTGACCTTTTATACACGATGAACACGTTCTCTTTACCTCTCCTGTAGGTATAAGTTGAAAGTTTGAAGCGGGTTGTTCTATGTGGCACTTGATACACGTATAGGCATCACCAACGAGTGTCGTAGGTTTAGTATAACCAAATAAATCAGGGAAATCATTCATGCCTCATATCTACCAACTTGATAATCAAGCTGACAAGTTATAACACCATGCCATCCAGACAACTTATTCTTAACAATATTAAGATGTCTCTGCAAATCCTCTTCGTCACCATCTTCTTGCTTTGGTGGATTCTTTGCAATCAGTATCATTAAGTCAGCCTCTGCTGCTTTACCAGTTCTACTGCCTTCCATCATAGATTGGTTCAGTAATATCTTACCCTCTGCATCAGCAGATAATTGAGACATGTAGAATACTGCACACTCATGTTGCTTGGCAATCATACGAGCATGTATGGCATTAGCTTTGAGTGCCTCATCAGGTCTAGCAAAGCCACCACTTCTAGCAAACTTGTCTCCCATATCAAGTAGTACAACATCAGGCTTGTATGACTTACACACACTCTCAACCCAAGACATATCACGACCCGTAGCATCCTTTATCTTTATCTTATCTTTGACAGGTGCATACAAGTCTCTTGCTCTGCTTGGATTAGACTTGATCTGTTTCATAGTCATGCCAGTAGATGCAGTTAGATATCTAGCACCAACTCTGTGACTACCCTCTTCATTACACAAGACAATGCAGTTAGCACCTTGATGTGCAAATCCTCCCGGAGATGCAATCATACTTGCATGAAAAGATGTCTTACCAGTATTAGGTCTAGCACCTACCTCAATCAAGTGACCAGCATTTATACCCTCAAGTTGTCGTGTCAAAGCAGGTATGTTAAAGTTCCAACGTGCCTCAAGGTCATTCTTAGCTAATAGTGTATCTATATCTAAGTCATCCCACTCAACATTTAGGTCTGGTGTAAAGTCATCATTGTATTGCTCTAGTAACATACGTAAAGGTTCTAGACTAGTCTGTTGTCCGTTGACATAATCAAAGCCTAGATTAGCAATGTCTTCTCCAACAACTTGCTGAAACAATTTAGACAGAACCTCTTGTGCAACATCTGAACCTAGTGGTTGCTCATTCTTAATAGACTTAAACAAGGCTAGGTAAGCTTGTTTCTGTGCAGTAGACATTGATGGGTTACTTGATATGAACAAAGCCTCAATCTCATCAGGTGTGACTGTACGTTCATATCTGTCCATAGCTTGATCTATTGCTTGTTTAATCTTCCTAGCATCTTTGCTGAACAGTCTGTCTGGACATCTAGCACCACGATGCTCTTTGTAGAACTCTCTGTCCATTAAACTTCTTAGTAGTGAATTTTCCATGTATTACTCCTTTGGGGTTAATTTATACAAGTTGTAAATATCTTCTTCGTTTCTATACTTCAAGTCATCTTTAAGCCTAAGAACACGTACATCCGGGGTATAAGCACGTAACTCTCTAGCAAATTGTAGTATCTTAGGTAGTGCATCAGGGTCTAATGCAACAATAGCAGTTGAGAATTGTGATAAGTATTTCTTGTGGTCTTCTGATAAAGAAGTTCCAAGTATAGCCACCCCCGTGTGTATATTACTATTTGAAACACAAGCACTCACACAATCCTCAACGACTAAAGCGACCTTACCACAACCATATGTGTATGGCAAGGGGTTATTACCATATCTTTTCCATTTAGGTAGAAGTTTACCCAATGACCTACCAGTTGCATCAACTAACTTACCATTATGTTCTATGGGAAACACCACTCGGTCATCCTTCACGTCATATTGTAAGTTTAATTCGTCTGCATCTAGTTTCCACCTCTCACAGAAAGATACGAGGTTATTCCTATTGTTATGTGGTACAATGTATTCAGGCATCTCAAATGTATCATCTGTAGTGACTTCTTTCCTTGCACTCACAGACTTGATATCATCTACAGATAACCTAACACGAGCAGTACCACTTAAACTACAGGAAATCTTGTAACAGTTCCACACTAATGAACCCATATTATTTGTGGCAGTAAATGTTTTATAAGAATTACAAACCGGACAATTTAATCTACGTGTTTCATCCATAGGTATGTTTAAATCTTTAACAAATTCTAGTATATTATACATTATATATGTTCCTTATATATATATGGGTTCGGACAATATAAATGTCTTGTAACATGCATATTTCATACTGTCAATTTTTTTCTTGTACTTAATGCTAAATTAGCAGAAGCAAAGGTATTCTTCATGTAAGGCTTAACACTTTGTGGGTTAGTATGTCCTGTAACAGACATAATATTTCCCATTGACACACCAGCATCTACCATCTCAGTCGTACCAGTTCTTCTTAGGTCTGACAATCTAAGCTCCTTAGACAGTCCTGCAGAGTCCATAATCTTTCTGCCCTCTACTGGTAGCTTAGTGATGGTGTAAGGCTCATGTACGCCTCTCCTAGGGCGAGGGCGAGGTGCTACATATTCTTGGAAACCAAAATCTTCTTTCTGTTGTGTAAGCATTTTGTTTAATCCATCAGATATAGGTAGAAACACCTCTGCTCTCCTTTTAGATTGTTGTATGTGCATCTTCTGCTCTAACAAATCTAGGTTCTCCCACTTGATTACACGCATGTCACCTAGTCTTTGACACCATTCATATGCCATTTGTACAATCAAACCCAAACTTCTTGTGTAAAAATCAGAATATGCTACGTCTAGATATGCTTTCACATCTGATTGTGTCCACACTACCTTTCTAGCTATAGGTGTTCTTCTCTTTATACTTGAGAATGGATTGACTGTGCAATGCTCCATATGTATGCCATAATTATATACTACTCTCGCCACAGACATGACATGATTAGCTAGATGTATACCTCTCTCACACCATTGCTCATATGCAACTTTAGCCATCTTGGTAGTGATATCAGAAAAGTTGATACTGCCTAAACTTTGTGCATCTCCAACTTTTGTGTCTAACACGACACCAAGAAAGTACTGATATTGTACTTTAGTTTCTTCTCGTAAGCTCTTGAAATCAAAGGATAAATAGTACTCGTCAATTAAACTTGACAATTTTTTATTTTTCATTTTACACCTTTATTGCTATGTAAATACATAGTGCTATAATTAATAGTTTACCATAGTCAAGGTCATACTTTGTACCCTCACCATATTTTTTATTGAAATCTTTTTCCATGAAATCGTGTATTCTATGCCACATTCTTATTCTCCTTTATGTTGTTCATATAAAAGTGTCGCTGCACTTATTATACGTTGGTTGTATTTAAGCTGATAACCTGTACCAGCTCCTAATGCACTAACATCAACTAGATGTTTGTGATAATGTTTAATGCTCTCCCACTTATCTTTTAACTGCTTACACATCTCATCATATTCATAGTCTTTGATGATTGAGTCATGCAACTGATAGTAGATGTATGAGTGCATCAGATAATAGGGAACTAACATATTAGGATTAGTTCTCCATATGTCTAGATTACTTTTTGTCAATATAAACTCTAAGACATTTAGACTTATCTATAGGCTGACCTCTGTCATACTTTTGCCAACCCTCAGACTCTTTGACTTCATCCTTGAGGTATTGACCTCTGACACGCATCTTGTAGGTATCCTTGTTGAAGTACTTCTTTAGACTGTCTGTGAACTGTTGACCATCACAGTCATTAGGTATGTCGCTGAATACATAGTTATGACCTTTACTAGATGTACATCTTTCTACATATGCCTTATGCCAAAAGTCTGACTTCTCTACTTCTTTGTTATACCTATCTTGCCATATGGTGTCTCTGCTAGTTTCTGCATTGTGAGCATCAAACAAAACATTATATGCCTCACGTAAGTTGTCATACATACCTTGTAGATTTTTATTCTGTTTTCTAAGTTCTGCGAACTTGCCCTCTTGTGTATCAGTCCTAACATCTTCGTCATTCTGTCTCACAAATGCTCTGACCAAATGTTGAAAGTCCATATGAGATATAGGTATATCCTTATCCTCTGAAATTGAATAATATGTCTTATAGTTTAAGTCATACATATCATCTGCTAACTTACCAGTGCTTGTTGTTGCACCCAACATTTGTACTACTCTGTGTATCTTCATGCCACTTCTCCTTTCATCCATTGTGGTTTATTTGTATAGTTGTATCTAGCAAACCTAGATTTGTCAACTATATAGAACTTCCTATATGCCTCTATAGGAAAGAACTCGTCTGTCTTCAAGTCATCATGCCCACTAAAACATTGTGGGTGTGGTGTAATAAAGTTAGTGGTGTTAGGTATCAACTTTGTACCAAGAAATATAGCATCATAGTGTTTACTTGCACCATGAACTTTGTGATACCTTTTTGTATACTCTTGTAGCATAGCCACATACAAATTAGTTGCCCACATAAAATTCATACGACATTCCATTGCCCATAGTGTGCATGGATGTTTCTGATGTACTGGTTTGTACAAGTCATTCTCCTCTGCATATTCTGGAGCATGATGCCACAATGTAGTGCATAGCATCTGTGCCTCTTCCAATGGCATCTTGACAACGTGTTGGTCACACAGAGATGATGCAATCTCTTGTGGTGTCTTCTCAATAATAAATCTATTCATCTTTTATCTCCCATCTGTAAAATATGTGGTCATCTATTCTTGTTACATACGTCTTAGTCTCTGCCCAACTTGGGTTGACATAGTGTGCATGGTAATGTGTAGCACCCTCAACAAAGTCATCAAGGTGTCCATTGTATACACCATTGGCAACATGCATAGCATTTCTCCATGCCTTATGTTCTTTAGGCTTATCACTCTTGCCATCACAGTACCAACTAAATTGACACCTATTCTTAATAGGAAAGGTAGGTTTCCATTTGTATGTAATACCTTGCTTAACTACGTCACATACTGTGTTAGGGTATCGTGTATCCTTTACCCTATTCATCACAACTTGTGCGACTGCTACTTGCCCTATGAAACTTTGATTCTTAGCCTCATGGTACACGTTAAGTGCTAGGCATACTAGTGATTCCATTAACATTACACACACTCCTTTTTAAATACTTTGTTCCAAGTTTCTTCAACCTCATCATCAAGATTACCACCATGAATAAATTCTAGTTGGTCTTTGACATATTGCATACGACATTGTTCAAGTGTCCAAAAGTCTGTAGCATGTTCTTCAAAGAACAATACAGGTTGAAGTTCTTCCTTGCTCATACGTAATGCTTGGTAATATAATATATTAACCAATGCTTTTTTATATCGTGTCTCGTTTGTCATACTAACTCCTTTGTTTGATACATTTTAGTCCATTGCTTTTCTGAATTTATATTACCACTACTTAGTATGTGAGCAATAACATCTATAGTCCAACCATTACCAATCATCTTGTATCTCTGTGTCTTAGAGACATGGTTGGTATAATTATCTGGCATAGTCTGTAGTCTCTCACACTCTAAGGGTGTAAGCTTTCGCCATAGGTACTCGCCTTGACTTTCCACAAAAGGTAAATCCATCTGAACTTTAGGCTCTCTGTGTCCACCTTGCATAGTGGTAAGGGTAGGTGATTTGCCATCAGCAGAGTAAACACGCTTGATGCTATCGTGACCTCTGAGGTTAGCCGTACCTACACGTATGAGACCATCCTTAGATGCACTAGGGTTAGGTTTCTTGATGAACGTAGGTATCTGACCTTTGTACATAGATGCAGTAAGACAGTTAGCTTTGGCATCATCAACAGACTTGACCTTATCACCTCGTGGAACTCCACCCCAACTGTTAGCAAGGTATTGTGGTATCTCACCAAAGGGTAAGTCCTCAAGGATATCACGTATGACAACATTCTTCTTGGTTGGTTGTGGTATGTGTATAGGTACATACTTACCCAAATCCCAATCATACATGACGAACCAATACAGACGATTGCGACTCTGTGGTGAAACATCAGCAGAGTTTATCTTGGTTGGCTCACACCCCATGTACTTAGAGATGATGTCCTGAGATTCTTTTGCCATACGTACATTCTCTAGCAACACATACTTGGGTGTCAACTCGTCACGTATACGTATGAAGTCAAAGAACAACTTAGAACGTGGGTCATCAAAGTTGAGTTGTTTGCCTGCAAATGAAAATCCTTGACAAGGACTACCACCCATCATTAGGTCAACGTGATGATTGAATCTGTTGAACCCAACCTTTGTGATATCGCCCAACTGTATTGTATTGGGGAAGTTAGCTTGTGTCACTTCTATGGCATACTTGTCTATCTCTGATGCATAGTATGTGCCTATGTCAATACCAGCTTTTTGCAAAGCCAACTGACCACCACTACATCCGTCAAAACAACTTAGTACATTTATCTTTCTCATT